GGTGTCCACAGCGAGAATGTGATGCTGGTGGCTGATGAGGCATCTGGTATCCCAGAGGCTGTCTTTGAGGCTGCTGCTGGCTCAATGTCTGGACACAATGCCGTCACCCTACTGCTGGGCAACCCTGTCAGAAGTTCGGGGTTCTTCTACGACACCCAGAACCGACTCGCCAACGACTGGGTGACGATGAAAGTCTCTTGCGTTGACTCTCCACGGGTCAGCGATGCCTATGTCGAAGAGATGAAGTCGCGGTACGGTGAAGAGTCGAATGCCTACCGCATAAGGGTACTGGGCGAGTTTCCAAGGTCAGACGACGACACCATCATCCCGATGGAACTCCTAGAACTCGCCAAGCACCGCGATGTAGAGACCTCCCAGCACGCCAAGCTGATCTGGGGACTGGATGTCGCACGCTTTGGTGGGGACAGGTCTGCACTCTCCAAAAGACAAGGCAACGCGCTCATAGAACCCACAAAGACTTGGAAGAATCTGGACTTGATGCAACTCACAGGCGCTGTCGTCGCAGAGTGGGAAGCTCTACCGCCAAGCCAAAGACCGCATGAGATCATGGTGGACAGCATTGGACTTGGTGCTGGAGTAGTAGATCGTCTCAGAGAATTAGGACTTCCCGCTAGAGGCATCAATGTCTCCGAATCTCCCGCGATGGGTACGACTTACAGGAACTTACGCGCAGAGCTTTGGTACAAGGCGAAGGCATGGTTTGAGGCGCGTGACTGCCGTATCCCCAATGACGAGGAGCTGGTGGCTGAACTGGCTACTGTCAGGTACTTCTTTACATCGAGTGGAAAGATGCAGGTCGAGGGCAAGGACGACATTAGAAAGCGTGGCTTGAAGTCACCTGATAAGGCAGACTCGTTTGTATTGACTTTTGCGTCCGACGCTGCCGTCTCTATGTTTGGTGCGAATACGAGTCAGAAGTGGTCGCAACCGTTGAAAAGAAACCTGTCAAGAGTTGCATAATTCGGGTATCCCAATCAAGGAGTAATTGACATGATGAAGAAGACAAAGACAGAGAAGAAAATCTCTAAGGTTTACAACGAATTCAAGGCAGGTAAGTTGCACTCAGGCAAGGGCGGTCCAGTCGTCAAGAGCAAGGCTCAAGGATTGGCTATTGCTTTGTCTTCTGCTGGCGTGAAGCCTAAGAAGGGAATGAAGTAATGGACTATCAGTTTCAGCAGTTCTTAGGGTTGCTGTCTGACCCAGAGTCTGTCAAAAGAATGCAAGATGAGGCGCGTCTTCGCGCTAACGACTATGAGCGCATGGCTTATCAAAAGTATGGCGAAGATAGGGGAAGCGTGCAGCTTAATGGCAATATGGTTGCAATACCAGATGGCTTTGCTGGCGGTGGAAGAATATCTGGCGCAATACCTCTTACCGAAGAGCAACGCTTAATACTTGGCTTAACTGGCGGTGGTTACCGTTCTAGATACGGTGGAGACTTAAAGGCGCAGGGCTTAGACGCGATGATCCAAGGAAATGATCAGTCGTTTGGCGTGCAGTACAACAAACCTCAACCAAATAATCCAGCCATACCGCGCTGGATGTTGAATTATTCAAGGAGTTTTTAGTGGCTACCTCATACCCAAAAAGTTTACAAGGCGCAATGGATCAGATGATGTCTGACAGCGACACCAGCGAGTGTCCACTTCCAACGCAAGACATCACCCTTAATCTGAAGAACCGCGCCAAGGCGATCACGGCTGCGAAGTACGGTCCTGAGAACCCAGCCCTACCAAACACCCCATTCTGGGCAAAGAAGGCAGACGCATGGGATGTGACTGTGGACGATGCCAAGCAATCCCTTTGCGGAAACTGCGCAGCGTTTAATGTCTCAGAAGACATCAAAGAGTGCATCGCACAAGGCATCGGCAACGAAGCAGACCCGTGGGGAACTATCAAGCTGGCTGACTTAGGCTATTGCGAGATATTCGACTTCAAGTGCGCAGCCAGTAGAACTTGCGATGCTTGGGTCGTTGGTGGTCCAAATACTGGCGAAGCCAAGGACGAGGACATGGAAGAAGGCTAAGAAGTGATCCCAATTTGCATTTCGACGGTCAACGGCAAGGGGTTGCCAGTTCTCTTGGAATCCATCAAGCAATACGCACCAGAGGCGTTTGTTTACTTGCGTGGCACAGAGAGAGTCGTCTCTGGCTTTAAGAACGCAAGACTTATCTTTGGCGAACCCCGTAACTTTGGCGACGATTACAACGAAGTAATCGACGACGCATTGAAGTACGCACAGGCTTGCATCGTCTGCAATGACGATGTAGTCCTAACACCGAACTCCTACCAGCGCCTATTGGAAGATGTGGAGGTGATCCGCGAGCTAGAAGTCAATGTCGGCTGGGTGGGTGCAAGAAGTGACTATGTGAGACCAGCTCAAAACATTCGCTACAACCCTGACGGTGATCACCTAGAGATGTGCAGGTTCAAGTCTGAGCAGTTCATTCGCCATGCCAGCGCCATCGCACCGATCTTTGCGTACATAAGCAGAGACGCATGGCATCACGGCAGATTCCCCCCTATCAACTGGTTTTCTGACGATGTGAGCTGCGCAGACCTCAGCAATCAGGGCTACGAGCACTTTGTCTCTAGCGCCTATGTCCATCATGTTGGCAGCCAGACAACTGGCGACAACTCAAAACAACTAACTGCCGAGGCGATGCCTTGGGTAAAAGAGCACCGCCCTCAGTATGTCAAACGATTCTTTGGTACTTAACTTAGGCTCTGGAAAAGATTTCAGAGAAGACTGCATCAACGCAGACATTCAACTGCGCGTCAAGCACGACTGGTTACTCGACATCTGCAATGTGCCTTGGGGTGACGCGATCTCCACAAGGCTCGGAGACTACGAGGTGCAGCCAGAGATGTTTGACGCAATACTGGCTAACGATGTGCTCGAACATCTGCCTGATCTAGTGGGTGCAATGACGAGCTGCAAGAAGTTACTCAAGGCTGGTGGCGAGATGCGCATCCATGTGCCGTATGACTTGAGCTATGGCGCGTGGCAAGACCCGACTCACCTTCGTGCATTTAATGAGAAGTCGTGGCTTTATTACACCGACTGGCATTGGTATCTTGGTTGGGAAGATCGGTTTTATGTGACCCACTTGGAATTTAGGTTAAATCCCATCGCACAAGACCTAAAATTGACGCAAGAAGAATTACTTAGGACTCCGCGAGCTGTGGACTCCATGTTTGTCGTATTGACTAAGGGTACAAAATGAACATTACCAACGAGCTGGGATTGAGCACAGACATCGCGTCACAGGTTGACCCGACACTTATGCCCATGACAGATATGGATTTAGAAGCCATGATGGGTCAAGAGATCACAGACGCTGTGAGTTATATCGACTCTGACTTGAGTCCTATCCGCGCTCGCGGTACTGAGTATTACCGTGGTGACCCCTTCGGCAATGAGGAAGATGGACGCTCACAAGTCGTGGCGATGGAAGTGCGCGACACCGTGTCTGCCATGCTGCCGTCTTTGATGCGTGTGTTTTTCTCCACAGAGAACACGGTGGAGTTTGTGCCTCGCGGTCCAGAGGATGTAGAAAACGCACAGCAAGCCACAGACTACTGCAACTATGTTTTTAACAATGACAACAACGGTTTTATGGTGGCATACGCCACATTTAAAGACGCTTTAGTGCGCAAATGTGGCATTGTCAAGGCGTGGATTGAGGACACCGAATCTGTCCGAATTGAGGAATATTCGGGTCTAGATGACCAGACATTGCAGGTCGTCATGCAAGAGGGCGACGCAGATGTGCAGATCATTGCGAGTTACCCAGACGAGAGTATGCAAGGCGCGATGCAGATCGATCCTATGACTGGGATGCCGTTACCCCCAGCCATGATGCACGATGTGCAGGTTAAAAGGAAGATAACCGACAAGCGTATTCATGTGGCGTGTTTACCGCCAGAAGAGTTATTGCTTTCGCGTCAAGCAATGTCGTTTAAGGACGCACCTTTTATCGGTCACCGCAAGATGGCGACTGTGGCTGAGTTGATCTCTATGGGGTACGACGAAGACGAGGTGATGGACTATGTTGGCTCATCCGACTTGAACGACAACGAAGAGGCTTTGGCTCGCGCACCGTTGGCAAATAACCAATATTTCAATGAGAGCGCTAACCCGATGATGATGCGCGTCCTCTATGTTGAGGGCTACGCCAAGGTTGACTTTGATGGCGACGGCATCCCAGAGTTGCGCAAGATGTGCTTTATGGGGTCTAGCTACAAGATGGTGCGCAATTTGCCAGCGTCTTACATCCCGTTTATTGAATTTCCTTGCGATCCAGAACCCCACACATCACCACTTGAGGCGATGTCGATCTTTGACATTACTAGAGACTTACAAGAGATCAAGTCCGAAGTCATGCGCAATACGCTTGATTCTTTGGCGCAGTCCATCCATCCGC